CGGATTCACCGAAGGCCGGTAATATTTCCACCCTTTCTTTAGGTCCCCAACAGGGAGCATGTCTATGTCTACGTCTCGCGAGCGTACAACGACTGTGTCAGGTCGTCCTATGTGGAAAGTTGTTCGTAGAGATACGGGTCAAGTTCTGGTCAATGTAACATCTGATCAGACCTTTTCCCCAACTCTCAACGACTTCTCCCCTACGATGGCTTCACATGAGATGTATAGCGAGATTGACGATTGTTTGTCCCCGCCGGGTCAGGTTAGGTCTTTCAATGATTGTAATCATTGTAAGATGGAAGCGACTTATGGAACCTACAAAGCATATTTGGACTTCCAACAGTCCTATGTGCCTGATGTAGACGTCCATCTTCGCATTCCGGCATCTTATCAAGATGTCCCCGAACCTAACTACGACTGGGGTCCAATTGTCGTGGACCTAGCTAATCAGTTCCGTGGTGACTTCTCCCAATGTGCAAAGATCTTTGTCACATTGGCTGAGCTTGCCAAGACAGTCCAAATGATTACCAATCCGTTTGGATTGCTCAAACCAAACTGGAGAAAGACTGCTGGCCTTAAAACGGCTTCGCAGCTCGCCAATAAAGGCGTCTCTCTCTGGTTGGAGTATCGTTATGGCTGGCGCCCGCTCTTATACGAATTGTCGCTATATGCTAATAGCTACAACAAGTATAGAGCTGCGGTCCGGAATAACGGTCTCGAGGCTGATCAGCATCGTTTCTCAAAACATGCTGAGCTCTCAGTGTCACTCCCTGACGGTTGGGATGAAATCCAATACGTCGGGTGCACAGCTGGGCAGTGGAATTCCTTATCTTCAGGTGGCTGGTATGAACATTCTACCAGTAAGCCTGTAATCGCGCGTCTCCGTACCATGCAAGGTAAGGGGACTGCACGAGTAGGGTGCCGATCTCGCATGCATGCCTCAGATCAATTTAGTCGATCTAAGACTGCACTGCAAGTACTCGGTGCTACTACTAGGGATATTCTTCCTACATTGTGGGAGGTGGTTCCATACTCCTTTGTAGTTGATTGGTTTATCAACTGGCAAGGGTGGATTGACCTCTCCCGCAGTCGTAGGCTGCTTCAGTCTGCGGCCTGCTCCGATTTAGGTTACTCGTGGAAAGTAGAATATCCATATCGAATGGATGTCTACCCCACACCGTACCTTATCGGCTTGGCTGGAAGTACCTACAAATACAAGACTCTCAATGGGGTAGTACCCATTGATAAGTCGAGTTCTGTCGGTACTGCCAAGAAGTACTCTCGTGTATGTGGTCTTCCGAACACATCACTTGAGGACTTTTGCAGCACGGATCTAAGTTTTATCCACATGGTGGATGGCGCTGGATTAATCATCTCGCGACTATTCCACTAAAACCATCTTACCAAGGAGGAGCGGTTATGGCTACAGCCACACTGACCCCCTACAAAGATGACTCAAACCAAGTTACCTTTAACTTGGTGTCATCTCATGAGTTCGGAGCCAAGTATATGGTTTCTGGACGTGCGATCTCCAAACCCTATACCGTGGAAATTGTACGTAAATTTACGTCACCTTCCGCGGCGGGAAATGACCGTGTGATCGTAAGGATCTCCAGGACGGAGGCCCATGCGACCACTGGCAAGCTTGCAACTTGTGTTGCCAAGCTTGAGATCAGTATTCCGAAAGACGATTCCGTTTTGACGAGTACTGTTCAAACGGAGATTGTCAGCATCCTTGCATCGCTTTGTAATGAAGCGACCGCAATGGAGGCTACCACTGCTAACATCACTGCTCTCATTGAGGGTCGTGATCTGTGACCAAGAAATTTATTTCTATGGTTGCAAAAGCAGTCGACCTGGCTATTCTCGTTCTGAGAATTGTCATGGCATTGTTGAATCCAAGTATTAACAAAAAGAGATGAATTCTCTCCACGTTATAATTGGAAAAAGGTGGTTAACTTCCTTGAAGTTAACTGCCCTTCAACGCTGTAGGAGGGTTTCTTACAGTGTGCTAAAGGCCTTAACCAAAGGAGTACCAGATGGAAACATCAAAAGCTTCACGACTGGAACATCCTCTCCTGTCGACCTTCTTCAAATCGTTTCTGCGGGACGTCATAGACGTTTTCCCCGAGATCGATATTGTCTCCGAGACAACCAGACTTACCCATATAGAATTTCTGTATGGGGAAACTGGTCTCATTAGGGTTCTCGCCGATTTTGGCAAAAGCCTGGAGACTTCATTGATCACCGGTAAGTCCCTCGACAGGACTGTATCGGAAGTGTACCAACACGATCCCAATCTTTGGGATTCAGAGACATCTCTTCCCTGGGTTTTAAACCCATTATGGAGGAGAATCGGTTGCTTAGTAGCGACTGATAATGTCCCTCTAGGTGATTTGACAAGTGAGTTTCATGATGCTATTGCATCATGCTTCTTACTGCGTCAATTTCTCTTAGCATTCTCAAAAGTTGAGAATGTGGAGCCACAGACGGATCCTCTCGAAGACCTCAAAGCCTTCGAGCAAAGGATATCCGCCCCACCAGCATTGAAGTTGGCGGGGAAATCCAAGCTAATTTCTTTAGCGAGGAATCTTCTTAAGCTCGTGTTGATGCACGAAGACAGCATGGAGCAGCTTGCTGCTCCGTTGGAGCAATGGGATTCCGATCCTTTCGGAGCCCATGGTCCTGGTGCTGTCGCCCAAGGGGAGACAGGTCCGAGAAAATGGTCCTTTAACTCTCTTCCAGGCATGAAAGAGGAATGGTTTGATTACCTTCCTCTTAGGATTCAAGATGCGTATCTTGCATCCCACAGATCTGAGGTTCAGCGTCTGACCAAGACTTTTCTTGGTGAGACCGAATCCTGCTCTCGTGCATGCCTTGTTCCGAAAGATTTTCGGAAAAGGAGAGTTATATGCATTGAACCAAAAGAGTTGCAATTTATGCAACAAGGTTTAATGCGTGTGCTTTATAGGCACATTATGGATCATCCTCTGACCCGGGGTTCCATTGACTTCGTTAATCAAGCAAAATCAATGAGATTGGCGCGAAACTATCGTTTTGCTACAATCGATTTGAAAGATGCCTCTGATCGCGTAAGTCTGGAATTAGCAAGGTTGCTTCTTCCACCCCGTTTCTTCAAATTGGTTACTCGCTTCCGTTCTCAGGAAGTCGAGATTCAGCCTGGTATGAGGATTCGTTCTCATGCGTTGGCAACAATGGGAAATGCTTTATGCTTTCCCTTGGAGACACTGATTTTTTGGTCAGTGTCGTTAGCTACCATGATTCTCGCGGAAGGTAGGGAGCGTAAATTTATTTACGACACCTATTCCTTTCGTGATATCAAGGAGCTCCCTTTGCGTGTTTTTGGCGATGATATTATCATCCCCCGAATCTACGCGAAGAGTGTTATTTCCAATTTGGAGAGTTGTGGCCTACCGATAAACTATGAGAAAACATGTTTATCGGGCCTGGTACGTGAATCCTGTGGTGCCTGGTGGTTAGCCAGGTACGACGTTCGGATTACGCGCCTTAAGGCGACATCTGTGACTAGCTCGGCCGTATGGCTCTCTTTACTTGAGTCTTCTCAAGCATTGGCTGAAGCAGGGATGCTTCATGCAGCTAGAGCCATCCTAACCTTACTCGATTCACAGGTTCCAGTTCCTTGGGGGTCCCATGGACTTCCAACTTACTGTTCCGGTGACTGCACTACCTGCGAGCATGAGTCCTCCGATTCATGTCTTCGCGATAATGTGGAAAAGAGTACCTCATACCGGTGGAACAAGAAGTTCCAGAGGCATGAGTTTAGGATGCCCGTTAGGGTTTATACCCTTCGGAGAGTTCGGTTCCCGCACGTGAATGATGGGCTATATGCCTTCTTCACGTCTCAGGCTACAAACCCTCTGGTCCTGGGCAACTCTAATGTTGAATGGACCTGGGCTCCTTTGAGTTAAG